TGGAAGAGGGACCGCATATCCGGATCCTCAAACATCTCCTGCGCAAGAGCGGCGGTCTTTTCATCAAGGTAGTACCCAGAGTGTTCTGTCGGTTCGTCCCAACCCATAATGGTAGATGGAGATACCTGAAGAGCTGCGGCGAGGGCAGCGATCTTGTCTCGCCTCATGTTTTCAATGTCTCCGGATTCCCACCTGGAGATTGTCCCCTCGCTTACTCCTACTTTATCGGCCAGTTCCTTCATTGTGAGGCCGAGTTCCATTCTTCGACTCTTTAAAACGTCTTTGATTTCCATAGTGCACCTCGAGATGGCTTAAGCTAAGTGTATTATACAACGCGACTTGCAAAAACGCAATACATCTGCGCCGACATAGAAAATAATCTTGCGAAAACGCATTGACAATAAATAACAGTTGCTGTATATTGGACTTGCGGAAACGCAAGAAAGGAGGGCGCAAATGTTCGATAAACGAAGATTTATGGCGCAGTTGGCGTTGGTAGGCATGACGATGAAGGAATTGGCCTTTAAACTCGGCATTGATGAGTCAACTCTTTACCGGAAAATCAGTGATGATGGACGGTTTTCCAGAAAAGAGATGAACGATATCATTAATATCCTTCAGATTGCTGATCCGACGCCAATTTTTTTTGCACATGAACTTGCGTAAACGCAAGCATCTGCTAACCTACGGTCAGCAGATATTTGCATAGATGTATTGACATCTATGCAAAAGATCCTCGAAGGAAAGGAGAAATTATGCCGAACGAAGACAAGCACCTCATCTGCAAAATGTTGTGCAGGACGCTTCAGCTGACCCGGAACCTCTTCGATCTGCTGGACCTCAGCTTTGATCCGGAGACCGAGATCGTTACGGCGACCTTCATCAGCGGAGGCAAAAAACACGTAAACGTGGCCGGTGATTCCGGGACCGCCATGATCCAGGATATCATGGCCCACATCATTTGAAGGAGGAGAAATGGGAACAGGAAACAGCAGAGAGGAGATCTCCGTACGCGTCCGGGGATGCATGAAAGAGAAGGGCGTTACCGCCTACCGGGTAGCCAAGGACACCGGGATCGATCCTGCAAATGTTACACGCTGGGTCCGGGGGATGGCAACGCCGACGATCGGACACCTGAAGAAGCTTGCTGAGTATTTTGGAGTGCCATTTGAATACCTGGCACTCGGAAAGGAGTAGGGATGGCATACAGGAAGAAAGCGGATCTTGCAGCCGAGTACGCGGTCAGCGTCAGAACGGTAGACCGGATTCTCAAGATCATCCGGGACGAGCTGGGAAAACGGTACCGGAGGGACGTGATCATCAGCACCGGCAACCTGACCCGGGTCGATGAGGACGTATTCAAAGATGCACTGGCGAACAGGGACCTCATCGTCCGCGGCATCGCGCCGAAATACAGGCGGTATGTCTGAGAGGAGAGAAAGCATGATCAAAGGATTCTTTGTACGGGACGGAAAGATCATCATGGTCGAAGCGAACGACGCGCCGTGCGGAGTGCTTCCGCCGAAGCCGGCCAGAGATGCGGTGCCGCTCTATCTGGCGGACGAGATCGAAGTGATCGAGACGAAGGCGCAGCGACGCGGCGACTGGAGGGCCAGAAGAAGGAACGAGCTGCGCTGCAACCTGATCCGGGCGAGCCTGCTTCTTGCGGTGATTCTTTCGATGAGCCTCTCGATGCTCCTGGCGTCGGACAGCTTTGAGGTGACGCAGCTGCCGTCGATCCTCGGTGCGATGACGGTCCCGACCGGCTGGATGGCGCTCGTTGCATACGCCACCAACAGGGCAAGAAAAAAGGGCACCTCCGCGGCAACGGAATAATGCCCATAAGAAACTAACCAACCTTATCTTAACACATTTCGAAGGAGAGTCAAGTCAATGGCAATGAAGATCAACCGCCTCGAGATCGAGAACGTGAAACGGATCCATGCCGTCGTGCTGGAGCCGACGAAGGATGGGCTCACGATCATCGGAGGAGACAACAATCAGGGCAAGACGTCCGTCCTGGATGCCATCGCATGGGCGCTTGGCGGAGAGCGTTACCGGCCGTCGGAACCGAAGAACACCGATTCGGTGATTCCGCCTTCGCTGAAGGTCGTTATGAACAACGGTCTCGTGGTAGAGCGAAAGGGCAAGAACAGCGAGCTCAAGGTCACTGACCCGTCCGGGCAGAAAGCAGGGCAGCAGCTTCTTGATTCCTTCGTGGAGAAGCTTGCGCTCGATCTGCCGAAGTTTATGGACGCATCCGGGAAAGAGAAGGCAAATACCCTCCTGCAGATCATAGGAGTCGGGCAGGAGCTCGCGCATCTGGAAAGTCAGGAGACGGACCTTTTCTATGAACGCCGGAATGTGGGACGGACAGCCGACCAGAAGGAGAAATATGCTGCGGAACAGCCGTTCTATCCGGAAGCGCCGGACGACCTGGTATCGCCATCGGAGCTCATCCGGGAGCAGCAGGAGATCCTGGCCCGGAACGGCGAGAACCAGCGGAAGCGGCAGCATGCTGCAGAACTTGAGCGGAAGGTCGAGATGCTGGAGAAAGAACTGTCGGCCGCATACGGGCAGGCTGCGGAAGCTGAGAAGCGTCTGGAGCGCCTGAAGGCAGAATATAACGAGGCATGCGAGGATAAAGAGGTTGCCTTCCGTGATGCGGACGATCTGCGGGATGAATCCACAGCGGAACTGGAAGAGTCCATCCGTTCTGTCGAGGAGATCAACCGGAAAGTCAGGGCGAACCTCGACAAGCAGAAAGCCGAGGACGATGCGAAGGTCTACCGCCGGCAGTACGAAAAGCTGACGGAGGAGCTGGAGGGGATCCGGCAGGAAAAACGCGACCTGCTTACAAATGCCGACCTTCCCCTGCCGGAGCTGTCGGTCGAGGACGGAGAGCTCATCTACAAAGGGCAGAAATGGGACAACATGTCCGGTTCCGACCGGCTTCGCGTAGCGACAGCCATCGTCCGGAAACTGAATCCGAACTGCGGGTTCGTCCTTCTCGACAAGCTGGAGCAGATGGATCTTCATACACTGCGGGAGTTCGGCGCCTGGCTTGAGGGGGAAGGCCTGCAGGCCATCGCGACGAGGGTCAGCACCGGAGAAGAATGCAGCATCATCATTTCAGACGGATACGTCAAAGAAAAAGCGCAGCCGGCCTTCGTGCCGAAGAGCTGGAAGGAAGGAGGCATCTGATGGAGATCATGAGAGGAAAGATAAGCGGCGCAAAGAAGGTCGTGATCTACGGGCCGGAGGGGATCGGAAAGTCGACGTTCGCGTCACAGTTCCCCGATCCGGTGTTCATCGACACGGAAGGCTCCACCAGAGAACTCGATGTGGCGAGGCTCCCCGAACCGGCGTCCTGGACATATCTCAAGGAGGAAGTCAGGTATGTGATCGATCATCCGGATGTCTGCCGGACGCTTGTGATCGATACGGCAGACTGGGCAGAGCGGCTGGCCATAGAGTCCGTGCTCAATGAGTACAACAAGAACGGGATCGAAGATTTCGGTTACGGAAACGGATACCGGTATGTCTATGAGCGGTTCGGGGAACTGCTGAACCTTCTGACGCAGGTCGTATCTAAGGGCATTCATGTGGTGCTGACAGCGCATGCAGCGCTGCGGAAGTTCGAGCAGCCGGACGAGATGGGATCCTATGACCGCTACGCCATGAAGCTGATCGATTCCCCCAAAACGTCCATCTGTGCCACGGTGAAGGAGTGGGCCGACATCGTCCTCTTCGCGAATTACAAGACGATCGTCGTCACGGACAACAAAACGAAGAAGACAAAGGCCCAGGGCGGCCGGCGCGTCATGTATACGACACACCACAGCTGCTGGGACGCAAAGAACCGTTATGGCCTGCCGGACGAGCTCCCATTCACCTATGAGGCGATCCGCGAAGTGATCGAAGGCAAAGCGCAGAATACGAAAACGTCCGCACCGGAGATCTTCCCTGTGACAAGCACGCCGGAGAAGCCGGCACCTGCTCCGAAGGCGGAGAAGCCGAAAGCTCCGGAACCGGTTGCCAGCGCAAATGAAGTCGGGACAGAATCTCCCGAGCCGGAAGAGGATCTTTCTCTTGAGAAGATCCGGGAGGAGTCACCGGTCACAGAGGCGGATCTTGACAAGCGGATTCCGAAGGCCCTCCGGGACCTTATGCTGAAGGACAACATCGCGGCATGGGATATCGAGAACTACGTGAACGCACGCGGGTACGCCCCGCCGGACACGCCGATCTGGGAGCTGGAGACAGTAAACCCGGGCATCATCGAAGGACTTCTGGTGGCTCAGTGGCCGGGCGTCCGGGACGTCATCCGTCAGATGCGCAGAGACCTGGAAATACCTTTTAACTAACAGAGGAGGAGAAATCACATGGCACAGAACAGCGGTTACGCATTGGATTGGGACAGCACGATCAGCGCAGACGAACAGCAGTTCGTCGTTCTTCCGGAAGGGGATTACAACTTCATGGTCGATCATATCGACCGTTCCTACGTCGGTGACAGCTCCGAGCATTATGCCGGGGCAAAGATGGCCATCGTCTATCTCAATATTGAAGTGCCGGGACAGGAACCCGTTCAGCTGAAAGAGAACTTCATCCTCCACAGCAATTTTGCATGGAAGATCGGAAGCCTCCTGGTGTCAGTTGGCATCAAGAAGAAGGGCGAGGAGATCGGCGGGAACTACTGGCAGCGACTTCCGGGGACGCGCGGGCGCTGCAAGATCATACAGACGGCCGGGAAACGGAACCCCGAGACCAAGTTCAACAATGTGGCCCGTTTCTATGAGCCGACGGCCGAGACGGGGGCAAAGAAATGGGTCGTATGACGCTCCGGCCGTACCAGCAGGAAGCGCACGACGCCATCTTCGAGAAGTGGCACGAGGGGGCAAGGAAGCTCCTCCTCGTGCTTCCGACTGGAACCGGCAAAACGATCGTGTTCTCCGCTGTGACGAGCGACTGCGTCCGGGAAGGCCGGCGCGTCCTGATCCTTGCGCACCGCGGGGAGCTCCTGGATCAGGCGGCCGACAAGCTTCAGAAGAGCACCGGCCTCGGAAGCGCGGTCGAGAAGGCGGAGTCCTCGTGCTTCGGATCCTGGTATCGCGTGGTAGTCGGATCAGTGCAGACGCTGATGCGGGAAAGCCGCCTGGATAAGTTCCCGGCCGATTATTTCGGGGCCATTGTCGTGGATGAGGCCCATCACTGCATTTCGGAAAGCTACCAGAAAGTCCTGCAGCACTTTCCGGAGGCAAGGGTGCTGGGCGTCACGGCTACACCGGACCGCGGGGATATGAAAGACCTCGGCACATACTTCGAACAGATCGCATACGAGTACACACTGCCGCAGGCGATCCGGGAAGGGTATCTCAGCCCGATCAAGGCGCTTACGATCCCGTTGAAGATCGACATTTCCGACGTCGGTCTTTCGGGCGGAGACTTCAAAGCCGGCGAGATCGGTACGGCGCTGGATCCGTATCTGGAACAGATCGCGTGTGAGATGGAAAAGCATTGCCGGAACCGGAAGACCGTCGTATTCCTTCCCCTGATCAAGACGTCTCAGAAGTTCCGGGATATCCTTACGGCACACGGCTTCCGGGCGGCAGAGGTAAACGGCAACAGTGAAGACCGGTCAGAAGTCCTGCAGGATTTCGACGAAGGGCGATATGACGTCCTGTGCAACTCCATGCTGCTTACGGAAGGCTGGGACTGCCCGTCTGTGGACTGCATCATCGTATTGCGGCCGACGAAGATCCGGAGCCTTTACAGCCAGATGGTCGGACGCGGGACGCGCCTGTATCCGGGAAAGGAACATCTGCTCCTGCTGGACTTTCTGTGGATGACCGAGAAGCACGATCTCTGCCATCCGGCATCCCTCATCTGCGAGGATCCGGAAGTCGCCTCCCGGATGACGAAGAATCTGGCCGAGAAAGCCGGTGAGGCCGTCGACATCGAAAGCGCGGAAGAGACCGCATCAGAGGACGTACAGACGGCCAGAGAAGAAGCGCTGGCGAAGCTTCTCGCAGAGCAGAAGCGGAAGAAAAGCCGTCTCGTGGATCCTCTGCAGTTCGAGATGTCCATCCAGGATATGGATCTTGTGAATTATGTGCCGCCGTTCGGGCTGGCCATGCAGCCTCCGACGGAGATGCAGAAAAACACACTGGAGAAGCTCCAGATCAATCCGGAAGGCGTCGAGAGTGCCGGCAAGGCGGAGCTCCTGATCGGAAAGATCACCGAAAGGCAGATGCAGAGCATGGCTACCCCGCGGCAGATCCGCCAGCTTGAGAACCGCGGATTCGAGAACGTCGGACAGTGGACCTTTGAACAGGCCCGGAAGCTGATCGACCGGATCGCAGCAAACGGATGGCGCACGCCGATGGATATCATCCCGAGAACGTATGTTCCGCCGGCGGCGGACCGGAAAGCGGCATTGACCTGGTAAGGAGAACAGATGGAGAAGACAGACCTTCGCGAATTACTTTCGCACATCGATCCAGGACTCTGCACGTACCAGGAATGGTGCAGCGTCGGTATGGCCCTCAAGGAAGAGGGCTATAGCGTCGCTGACTGGGAAGCATGGAGTCTCCGGGATTCCGGCCGCTATCACCGCGGCGAGTGCGCCAGAAAGTGGGAGACGTTCCGTGGATCGGCTTCGCCGGTGACCGGAGGGACGATCTATCAGATGGCCGTCTCGCAGGGATGGCAGCCGGAACGCGGCTATGAGCTCGACTGGGACTCCGTGATCTCGTCTGACGGCCCGGAAGGCGTCGTGGTGGATAAGAACTGGGTCGAAGGGCAGGACGTGCAGGAGCCGAAAGCATGGCATCCGGCGCAGCAGCTCATCACCTATCTTGAGACACTCTTTGAATCGGGAGAGTGCGTCGGCTTCGTGACGCAGTCCTGGAAAAATGAAAAAGGCAAATACATCCCGAAGGATAAGGGACAGTTCAGGCGCACGGCCGGTGAACTGATCGAGGCACTCGAGAAATGCGGCGACGATATCGGCAGTGTCCTCGGGGATTATGACCCGCAGGGCGGCGCATGGATCCGCTTCAACCCGCTCGACGGAGAAGGCGTCCGGAACGAGAATGTGTCGGAGTTCAGGTATGCGCTGGTCGAGTCTGATGACATGGATATCGAACGGCAGAATGCCCTGCTCCGGGAGCTTGAGCTTCCGATCGCGGTCCTTGTCCATTCCGGGAAAAAATCACTGCATGCGATCGTCCGGATCGACGCAGCGGATTATGCCGAATACCGCCGCCGTGTCGATTACCTGTATGAGGTATGCGGCAAGAACGGTATGACGATCGATACGCAGAACCGGAACCCGTCACGCCTGTCGCGTATGCCCGGCTGTGTGCGCGGAGACCGCAAGCAGTTCATCGTAGATACGAATATCGGCAAGGCAAACTGGCAGGAGTGGCATGACTGGGTCGAGTCTGTTAACGACAATCTGCCGGACGTAGACGAGCTGGCCAAGGAATGGGATCATCTGCCGGAGATCGCGCCCGCACTCATTGACGGCGTCCTCCGGCAGGGACATAAGATGCTGATCGCCGGGCCGTCGAAAGCAGGCAAGTCCTTTGCACTCATCGAGCTCTGCATCGCCATTGCGGAAGGAGGCCGCTGGCTTACCTGGCAGTGCGCTCAGGGGCGCGTCCTGTACGTCAATCTGGAACTGGACAGGGCTTCGTGCCTGCACCGGTTCAGGGACGTCTACGAGGCCCTTGGAATGCGTCCTGCGGCCCTCCAGAACATCGACGTATGGAACCTCAGGGGAAAGACCGTTCCCATGGATAAGCTCGCTCCAAAGCTCATACGGCGCGCTCAGAAGAAAGATTACAAGGCGATCATCATCGACCCGATCTACAAAGTGATCACCGGCGACGAGAATTCCGCCGACCAGATGGCCCGCTTCTGCAACCAGTTCGATATGGTCTGTACGGAGCTCGGATGCGCTGTCGTCTACTGTCATCATCACTCAAAAGGATCGCAGGGTCAGAAAAAGGCCATCGACCGTGCGTCAGGATCCGGCGTCTTCGCCCGGGATCCGGATGCGGTACTGGACCTTCTGGAACTCGAAACGACCGAGGAGATCATGCGCCAGCAGGAGAATAAGGCTGTCTGCCGGGCATGTCTTACCTTCATGGAGCAGCATCGCATCTCTATTGAGGAGCTCGGCGAGGACGACAGGCTCAGCGCTGTAAAGACCGTGGCGTTCTGCGACAACTCCCTGGACCAGTGGCAGAGAAACGCCCTGCACGCCATTGTGGACGCCGAGAAGAAGCGCGTCGGAGAAATGACCGCCTGGCGCATCGAGGGGACGCTCAGGGAGTTTCCGAAGTTCGACCCGGTCAATCTGTGGTTCCGGTATCCGGCGCATTATCTGGACGCCTCCGACACGCTGAAAGGCATTGGTCCGGAGGACGAACCGGGGGGCTATGCAAAGATGATCGAGAAGCGCAAGGAGGACGCCAGGACGAAGCGGGCCGACATGCTCAGCCAGATTTGCGTGGCCTTCGAAGGCCTCGAGGAAGGCGGTATTGCTTCCGCGGTGGATCTTGCGGAAGAGCTCGGGATCACTCCGGATTCGTTCAAAAGGTGGTTTGGTAAAGGGGCAAAATCCCGGAAGGAATATAAGGAATATTTCGAGACTTATGTCGACGATGAAGACGGAAAAATGTATCTCCGGAGAAAAACAGGGGGTACGGGCGCACGTGAATCGTAACGTGCGGCCGTACCTGAAACGGTCCGGAAAGGGGTACGGGCGGACGTGTCCAGCAACGTGCGCCCGTATACGGGCGGACGTGGACGACAACGTGCGGCCGTATACGGCCGGAGGTACGGGCGGACGATACACACTACGTGTGTTATAGTAACCCGTCCGGGTGGGGGTAGGAGGGTGGGTGCTAAGGCACACCCACCTTACCCCTCACCCAGCCGGACATATCGCGCGAGGAGACGCAGGAAGGAGAACGGCATGAAAAAATTCAAAAACGATCAGGAGCGGATCGCGTTCCTGGAAGATCATCGGAATCCCGAAAGCGGATGGTACCTCTGGAAGGAGATCGAGGAGATCGGACGGAGATGGTGGCGCTTCGACCTGCCGGGGGATAAACGTACCGGCGCATCCTTCATCGTGGAGGAAGAAGAGATCACGATCCGGTGGCCGAAGGTGAGCGTCGTCTGGATCGTCCGGCACTGGTTCATCGTGACAGACTGGTCCGGCCTGATACCCTTCGGTGATTTTGCCGCCAGCAAAACGATGGCGCTGAATTGCCTCAAGCAGCGGCAGAGGGAGGGGCTTATATGACGCAGCAGTTCTTCATGGCCATGGATCCGCCGACTGTAACGGCTCAGGAGCACCGGATCGGGAAGACGAAGTCCGGCAGGATGGTGACCTACGATTCGCCGGAGCTCCTGAAGGCCAGGTCAAAGCTTCTGGCTCATCTGGCCAGATACAGGCCGAAGGATCCTGCAGGACCGCAGGTCCCGGTGGAACTCTACACCGTATGGTGCTTCCCCGCATCGTCTCCGGTACACGTCGGACAGTACCGGACCTCCCGGCCGGATACGGACAACCTGCAGAAGCTCCTCAAGGACTGCATGACGAAGACCGGCTTCTGGCATGATGACGCGCAGGTGTGCCGCGAGATCGTGGAGAAGTTCTGGAGCGACAGGCCGGGGATCTTCATCCGGATCTCGGAACTGGAGGCAGACGCAGATGGAAACGTATGACAGCGAGTACCGCTTCGTTGTGGACACATGGAGGTTCTACCGGGAGTACGCTGACCGGATCCGCACAGCCGGTGTTGCGGACGCGGAGAAGCTCGGTGCGGGGCTTCTGGAGAAGCTGGCCGGGCTGCGGCAAAGGTATCCGGGAGATGACGAGCAGAAGATCCTGAAGGTCGTTTTCGAAAAGCTGGCGAGGGCTTTCGAGAAGGCCGTCGGAGAGAAGGAGGGCACATGAGGCGGATGGTGTGGATCGCGTTGGCGGTAATGGTCATGATCGCGGGATGCGGGAGGCAGGAGGATCCGCTCCTTTATGCCGGCAGGATGAAATACGCCGGACGCACGATCGATCATGGCATTGCGAGCGGATACATCTGGATCGATACGGATACCGGCGTCTGCTACCTGGAAAGCAATACCGGCGTCTTTACCGTGATGGTGGACAGAGATGGAAAACCTTATATCGCCAACGGCTGGCGGGATTACGGAGGTGAAGAATGACAGGCATGGAAGCATGGAGCATTGCAGCGCCGATCCTGGCGATGCATATGCGGGATCACAAAGGCGGTCTGAACATGATGGACGAAGCCTATATCGTCATCTTCGGAGCGCTGAAGGAGCTGGACGAACGGAGGTGCGGAGATGAGGAAGAACATGAGAGCAAAAAAGGACGTGCATGAATGTCCGAATTGCGGGAAGAAGGACGCTTTCGTGCAGGATTCCCGGATGGACGCAAAAGGATTCCTCAGGCGGAAGCGCTGCTGTCCATGGTGCGGGACAGTATGGAGCACAGCGGAGATCGATTACGAGACGGCTTTTGACGCGGTCATGGATCCGGACAAAGCGGACGTCTCAAAAACGGACGGGGAGGCGGAGATATGAGCGACCAGAGAGCGAAGGCGGACGAGGGGAAGCTGCAGCTCACGCTTGTGCCGAGGGAGATCATCCGCGACGTCGCGGCGATCCGGATGTACGGCAATGCAAAGTACGGCGATCCGGAGAACTGGAGGACAGTTGAACCGGAACGTTTCCGGGACGCGGCTTTCCGCCACTTCCTGGCTTACCTCGACGATTCGGAAGCGGTCGATGATGAGAGCGGGTTTCCGCATCTTTGGCATCTTGCCTGTAACATAGCGTTCCTGTGCTCGATGGAGAAAAGTGTCGGCGGGGAAGGGAAAATGCTCAAACCAGAGCGAAAAGCGCTCAAAACTGAGGAGAAAATGCCCTCTGCGCCGCAGAAAACGTCAGGCACTGCAGAAGAGGCCCCGCGTGTCTCCGCACAAGGCGGGGTCGACAGGGGCAAGATCAAAGCGCTTTATGAAGGCGGCTGGCGCGTGAAAGACATCGCAGAGGAGTGCAGCTGCTCCGAGCAGACTGTTTACAACACGCTAAACGGGTTCCGGAAGCGGGGCGGGCTGAAGGAACCGAAGATGGAGGGCGGACGACCGCTCAGCGTTTACGAGCAGAATGACCTGAAGAAGGCAGCTGCGGAACCCTGAGCAGAAACCGCAGAACAGGAGAGACAAGATGTCAGACTGGAAAACAGAGATCGCGTACAAGAAACGGTTCCTGACGACATATGGGGCAGCGATCCGCCGTCTTCGTGCTGTGGAGGAAGATATCGACCGGCTTCGGCAGCTGAGGACGAGTGCGTCCTCGCTCCTTTCGGACGGAATGCCGCACAGCGGCAAAACGTCGGATCTGTCGGATTACATCGCGTCCCTCGACGAGATCCTGACCGAGCATATCCGGCAGGGACACTGGATGCTGAAGAGCCGGAAACTTATCGCGGAAGCGATCCAGAATCTGCCGTCAGAAGTGGAGATCAGCATCCTGACATACCGGTTCCTTGTACTGGAGCAGACGAGTTACGAGAAGGAGCACGGGCTCTCCGGTACAAAGATGCAGCCTCTTGACAAAATCGCGAAGAAGCTCAGTTATAGCTACCCGCAGATAAAACGTTGCTACTGGCGGGCGCTGCAGCACATCGTGATCCCGGAGGATCCGGAACTCCTGGAGAAGATTAAACCGGCGTATGAAAGATGATCCCCAATGATCCTTTTTTGTGTGATAGGATGCTAACATGGGAACGCAGAGAAGATGATCCCCAATGATCCCTTTTTATGTGCTACGATGTTACCGTCGAAAGACGCGAAGGAAGCCGGAAGACCCGGCTTTTTTTGTACTCTCCTGTAGACGCCGGCCGCCATTCCCGGCGTCATTGGCTAGACAGTTGCCTGATCTCCTTCGGCAGCTATGGTGCGAGGCGAGCACGTAAAACATCACCGGGCGGGCCATTTGGCCCGCTCACTTTTTGAGGAGGTCTGTATGAGACACCTTTACGCCATGTCGGAAGAATATGCGGACCTCGCGGCCGAGGTCATAGAAGAGCACCAGGATCTGCACTGGCTGCTGGATGCGGATATCGACATCGGGTATTTGAAAAGCAACCAGGCGAAGAAGGCAAAGGGCCGGGAGGTGCATGGCGAATGCATCCTGGTCAAAGATCTTTACCAGCCGTTCTGCCCGTATGACTTCCTGATCGTGCTGTACGACCAGAACATCGCCGGTTTCACCGATGAGCAGATACGGATCCTGCTGTATCACGAACTGCTCCACATCGACGTCAGCGAAAAGGACGGCGAGCCGGTTTACAGCGTGGCGCCGCATGACGTTGAAGACTTCCGGGCGGTGATCGAACAGTACGGAATCGACTGGTCCGGGCGGTGATGACGCTTGAAAGGGAAATACGAGAAATGGCGGACGGAGCAAAGCTTAACTCTTCTTGAAGGCTGGGCGAGGGACGGCCTGACGGATCAGGATATCGCGGCGAACATAGGGATCAGCCGGTCGACGCTGAACGTCTGGCGGGATAGATTTCCGGAGATCGCAAGGGCGATCAGTGATGGAAAAGAGGTCGCCGATTACATCGTCGAGAATGCCCTGTTCAAACGCGCCACCGGCTTTGCATACACCGAAGAAACACGGGAGCGCCTCTTCAACAAGCGCACCGGGAAATTCGAGCTCGTCGTCACGAAAGCAATCACGAAGCATGCGGCACCGGATACGGCTGCCGCGATCTTCTGGCTGAAGAACCGGAAGCCGGGACGCTGGCGTGACAAACCGGAGGCAGAACCGGTACAGGATGCTGCAGACGACAGCTTCCTGACTGCGCTTGACGGCACGGCCATGTCGGACTGGGAGGCAGAGGATGAAGACTAAGGCGGCCGTATTCCGTTTCCGGCCGTTCTCCAGGAAGCAGCGGCAGGTCCTGAACTGGTGGTGCGGGAGTTCGCCTGTGAGAGACCGGGACGGGATCATTGCCGACGGTGCGATCCGTTCCGGGAAGACGATTTCAATGTCGCTGTCGTTCGTCCTGTGGGCCATGAGCAGCTTCGACGGGCAGAACTTCGGCATGTGCGGGAAGACGATCGGATCCTTCCGCCGTAACGTACTGTTCTGGCTGAAAATGATGCTCCGGTCCCGGGCCTTCGGTTTCATGGTAGACGACCACCGGGCGGACAACCTGCTGATCATACGGCACGGCAGCAAAGAAAACTATTTTTACATCTTCGGCGGGAAGGACGAACGTTCGCAGGACCTCATCCAGGGCATTACCCTGGCCGGGGTCTTTTTCGACGAAGTCGCCCTGATGCCGGAGAGCTTCGTGAACCAGGCTACGGCCCGCTGCTCCGTCGACGGGTCGAAGTGGTGGTTCAACTGCAACCCGGATGGACCGTATCACTGGTTCAAGACAGAGTGGATCGACAAGCGGGACAGGAAGAACCTGCTGTACCTCCATTTCACGATGGATGACAACCTGAGCCTGTCGGAACGGATGAAGGAGCGGTACCGGAGCCAGTACAGCGGCGTATTCTACCGCAGGTACATCGAAGGCCTCTGGTGCATGGCGGAAGGGATCATCTACGACATGTTCGACGAAGCCGTCCATGTAGCCGACGTGCTCCGGTTTGCGCAGGACCTGATCGAGCGGGCTTCCTGCAGGTATGTCAGCTGCGACTACGGTACGCAGAACGCCACATGCTTCCTGCTCTGGAACAAAGGGCTGACGGGGATCTGGTATTGCATCCGGGAATACTACTACTCCGGACGGGATACGGGGAAGCAGAAGACGGACAGCGAATACGCAGAAGACCTTATCCGGTGGCTCGACGGAACCGAGATCCGCGCGGTGGTCGTGGATCCGGCAGCCGCATCGTTTATTGCGGAGCTTCGGAGAAAAGGGTTCCACGTGATCGAGGCCGACAACGACGTGCTGGACGGGATCCGGCGGGTAAGCGTCCTCCTGACAAAGCGGAAGATCGTATTCGCCTCCTCCTGCGTGAATACCAGGAAGGAATTTGCCTCGTACGTCTGGGACAGGAAGGCATCCGAGCATGGCGAGGACAGGCCTGTGAAGGTCTTCGACCATGCGATGGACGCCGTTCGTTACTTCGTGTTCACCGTGCTGGGAGGCAGGACGGCGAAGATCAGCAACAAGAAAAAAGCGGGATTACGCTGAGGGTAAGACATGTACACATTTACGATGCCGGCTGCGGCCTGGGACGAAAGGAATCCGAATCCGGCGGCGATCGCGCTGCTGGTCGACAAGCATCATTCGCATGTGCCGGAGCTGCATAAGCTGCTGGCCTACTATGAAGGGCGGCATGAGATCCTTAACGACGAAGACCGGGAGAACAGACTCGTCTGCAATCATGCAAAGGATATCGCCGATACAGCGAGCGCGTATTTCATCGGCAACCCGGTGAAGTACCAGTGCGAAGACGATGACATGCAGGCACTGACCGAGATGCTCGATCACGCCGGAGCTGATGAGGCGGACGGCGACAATGGAATCGATCTTTCGATCTATGGCCGGGCATACGATTATACCTACATCCGGAAGGACCAGAACGAGCTCGCGATCAGGAACCTCAGCCCTGAGAATACCTTCATCGTGCGGGACGACAGCATCGAGCAAAACGAACTCTTCGCTGTCTACTATTACGCGAAGAAGGATGATACGGACAATACCGGGAAGGTGCACTACATTGCGACCGTGCTCACCACGAACTTTCGCTGGGAGTTTGATCTCGAACTGGCTCCGGCCGCCGGTTCCGTGATATCCGGACCGGAAGCGCATCTGCTCGGCATGGTCCCTGTTACGGAATACCTGAACAACAAGCTCGGTATCGGTGATTTTGAGCTGCAGATCCCGCTGATTGACGCCTACAACGCCCTCATGAGCGACCGGATCACGGACAAGGAGCAGTTTATCGATGCCATCCTGGCAATCTACGGGACGCTGCTGTCCGATGAGGACGCGGAGGAAGAGGGAGACGGGAACGGATCCTCGGAGGCGATGAAGCGGCTGCACAGGGAGAAGCTCCTGGAGATGCCGAATACTTCCAAGGCCGAATACCTGACCCGTACGTTCGATGAAACGGGAGTCGAGGTCCTGAAGAAAGCGATAGAGCAGGACATCCACAAGTTCAGCCACGTCCCGTGCCTGACAGACGAGGCCTTCGGCGGCAATGTCTCCGGCGTGGCCATGGAGTACAAGCTGCTTGGTCTGGAGAACATCACGAAGATCAAGACGCGGTATTACCGGAAAGGCCTCCGGAAGCGCCTGCAGCTCTTCTGCGGATATATGCAGATGCTGCGGCGCGGGGAGATCGATCCAATGACCATTACCGCGACCTTTACACGCGCCCTGCCGAAGAACCTTCTGGAGATCAGCCAGTTCGTTATGAACCTCCGCGGGACGGTCAGCAGGAAAACGCTGTTGTCCCAGATCCCGTTCGTAGAGGATCCGGATGCAGAGATCGAGGCAGTCAACAGAGAGAACGAGGAAAGCGTCCGCCAGCAGCAGAGGCTGTTCGCGGAGAACGCGAACGACCGGCCGGATGAGCTGGACGATGACAGTGAACCGGATGAGGCTCCGAACGGTGCTTCTGCGGACGGGGAAGAGGATGAATGAACTACTGGGAGCGCCGGCAGGCGGAAGACGCCTACGAGGCGTTCGATGAGGCAGAAAAAGTCGCGAAGACCATCGCGCGGTATTACGCGAGCGCATCTGCATATCTCATCCTGCAGGCAGGGAGGATCTTTGATAAGTTCCGGCGAAAGTACCATCTGTCCGAAGAAGAGGCAAAGGTCCTTCTTTCCAACATGGTGAAGCGGGATGATCTCAATGAGATGGTGAACCGTCTTCGCGCCATGACTGACCGCAAGGAGAAAGAGGAGCTTCGGCGGGAGATCGAGGCCCCCGCTTACCGTGCCCGGCTGGCCAGACTGTATGAGATGCAGGAGCAGGTCGGGACCCTGATGAAGCAGGTCTACCGGAAGGAGCTGGAGACCTCCACAGAGTTCTATGAGCAGCTCGCCCGGGAGAGCTTCCTCAAGGAGATCTTCCGTACGCAGCAGCGTGCGAACGCCGGCTTCGCCTTTGGCATGATTGACCGGAAGACGATGGACCGGGTCATCCGGAGCCGCTGGTCCGGGAAGAACTACTCTGAGCGCATCTGGAGCAATACGCAGCAGCTGGCCGATACGATGAAGCAGGAGGTCCTCCTGTCCTTCCTGACGGGGAAGAGTGAGCGGGACATCGCCGCAACGATCCGGCACCGCTTCCAGGTCGGTTCTTACGAGGCCAGACGGCTCGTCCGGACGGAGTCGAACTTCATAAGGACCGAGATGGACTTCGAGGCCTACAAGGAGGCCGGTGTCGACGAATACCAGTTTCTGGCCACGCTCGACCTTCGGACCTCGAAGATCTGCCGTTCGCTGGACGGAAAGATCTTCAAGGTGTCCGAGCGGAAGACCGGAGTGAACTGCCCGCCGATGCATCCCTGGTGCCGGTCGACAACGATCTCTGTGATCGATCGGGAGCTGCTTGATACGATGCAGCGGGCCGCAATCGATCCGAAGACCGGCGAGCGCATCATGGTCCCGCGGACGATGACGTACGAGGAGTGGCATGACAAGTATGTGAAGGATTTCAAGCCAATTGATGCATATAAAACATCGAGTGCAAGAAATCAGTCTATAGCTCCGTCAGTGGGAATGAGACGGACTGCAATCGGAAAAGATTCTCGTGGAATCAAAGAGTCATATAGGGCAAAAACTGCAAAAACAGAGGAGGATCTGCGAAAGATAAGCAAAAGTCCGGTGATATTTATGGATTCTCTTGACGAAATTGTGCTATACTTTGATAGTAAGTACGGAATAGAAATACAGGACTTTCAGGGGCAGGATTTATTTCAGACAAAAGCGACTCTTGCCGGTTATGATGACTTCTTTACAGAATTTCCAGAGGCCGGAGAGTTGACACGTAATATAATGTTCAGTCCTATTTTCGAAGATAATGGTAAAATGTCATCGGACGGTTTCTCAGTTGTTGGCCCCAGCGGTCTCGCATATGGAACGGGATTACATGAAGCCGCACATGCTCTGGATTATGCAAAGTCGTCGCCAGAATTCCATACATTTTCCAACGCTGTTTTAATGCAAGCCATTCGAGAAGCTGGCTATAAAACATTTCAAGAAAATATTCATAAAATCATAGGAAGCCTCTTCCTGACTAAAGCGCAGATAGCAAACATTTTAGCTGATCCCAGTGAATTGTTTGCATATTCACTTGAAACAGCATTGGCTGGAGGAAATGCGTTTGCCGACATTCTGTTGGAGGTAACAAAACGATATTATGCAGAATTTGTTTGAGTTTCCTGAAGATTTACAACAAGAGTTGGGTGATATGATTGACAGATATCTTAGCGGTCAACCTGAGTGTAACATTGATAATTTCGTTAAAGAAAATGCGTCTCCAGAGTTTATTGCTTGTTGGGATAAAAACATGAAAAAGCTACAAGAGGAAAGAAAGAAAAACTATATTATTAATTGATTAACCGCCCTCCTGGGCGGTTTTATCATGCTCTTATATGTGAACCTACGCACGGATCTCCCGTGCGTTTTTTATTGCAATGGACTGGGCGCGTAAGCGAATGGTCTGGGGCGGAAAGGAAGAAGAAATGAAGTATCGGAATGTAACGAAGAGGTATTTCGCACACGCGAACTGCAGGATGGGTCTGGAGATGGATCGTCGTCTCCTGGCGCCGGAGGGCGGAACCGGCAGCGGGGCTGGGGCCGGAGACGGCAATGGCGGTGCCGGCGGAAGTGCTGCCGGAACGGGCGGCTCGTCGGGGGCTTCCGGAGGAGGATCTGGAGCGGCCGGCGGCGAGAACAAGGCGGTCACGTTTGATGAGTTCCTGAAACAGGGAAACAATCAGGCGGAGTTCGACAAGCGGCTCCAGAAGGGCATTGACACGGCGGTGGCCAATGCCAGGGAGAAATGGCGCGTGCTGACCGACGACAAGGTGTCTGAAGCGGAGAAGCTTGCCAAGATGACCGAGGCGGAAAAGCAGCAGTATCTTGAGGCGAAGCGGAAGAAGGAACTGGACGACCGGGAAGCGGAGATCACGAAGCGTGAGCTTATGGCGACGGCCAAGAACACGCTGACGGAGAAGAAGCTGCCGATCGGACTGGCCGAGATCCTCACGTACACCGATGCGAAAGCATGCAGCGATTCGATCAATGCAGTGGAGAAGGTCTTCAACGCGGCGGTCGAAGAAGCAGTCAAGGAGCGTCTGAAGGGCGGCGATCCGATGAAGAAGGCACCGGACGGTGACGGAAAGGACGACCTTGCAAAACAGGTGATGGCCGCCATGACGGGCGGCATGTAAGGAAAGGAGAAGAAACATGGCTATCAACACGATTGCGTACGCAGATGTATTTCAGAAGACGCTTGACCAGCTGGCGGTCCGCGAGGCGAAGACCGGTTGGATGGAAGCGAATGCCGGGCAGGTGATCTATGACGGCGGCAAGACCGTCAAGATCCCGAAGATGTCCCTGCAGGGGCTCGGTGACTATGACCGTGACGACGGTTACACGCAGGGAGCGGTCACCGTGGCCTATGAGACGAAGACGATGACGCAGGACCGCGGCCGGAAGTTCCAGCTTGATGCGATGGACGTCAATGAGACGAACTTCGTGGCGACCGCCGGCGCTGTCATGGGCGAGTTCCAGCGTGTCTACGTCGTTCCGGAGATCGACGCGTACCGCATTTCCAAGATCGCGACCGCGGCCATTGGCGCTGCGCAGGCAGGCCTGATCGAGTACGGCTATACGCCGGCAGAAGCGACCATCCTCCGGAAGATCAAGGAAGGCATCAAGGCCGTCCGTGCGCAGGGCTGGAACGGGCCGCTGGTCATCCAGGCAAATGATGACGTCAAGATGGAGCTCGAGCTTGCCGTTGCCGGGAAGCTGCAGAGCATCACGTTCTCGCAGGGCGGGATCGATACGACCGTCCCGGCGATCGACGGTGTTCCGATCATCGACACCCCGTCGAACCGCATGTATACGGCGATCACTCTGAACGACGGCACGACCTCCGGCCAGGAAGACGGCGGCTATGCGAAGGGCGCTTCCGCGAAGGACATCAACTTCATCGTCATGCCGAGGATCGTACCGCTTGCGATCTCCAAGCAGGACAAGATGCGGATCTTTGATCCGGATACGTACCAGAAGGCGGACGCCTGGTCGCTTGACTACCGCCGGTACCACGATCTCTGGGTCAAGGATAATGCTGCGAAGGGCGTCTTCGTCAGCATCAAGGATGCGCAGTAATGCGCCTGATCCGGGATAACGTCGAGCGCATCGCAGAAACGAAAGAACAGGAGGCCCTGCTGATCCGGCAGGGTTTCCGTCCTCTTTCGGAAGAAGCGGCAGAAGATGCGGAACTGGATGCGGCTGCTCCCGTTGCGGAGGTGGCTGCGGAAATGACCGTGAAGGAACTGCGTGCGCTCGCAAAGAGCAAGGGCATCAAAGGGGCATCCTCGCTGACAAAGGAGGAGCTGCTTGCGGCCCTGGAGGGATAAGTTATGGCAGACGAGTCGGCGATCGCGAAGGTAAAGCGCATAACGGAAGAGACGGATGATGACCTGATCGGACAGCTTCTGGACGATGCCGAGGCTTTTGTCCTGGGATACACGAACCGCACATTCATTCCGGCCGGACTTGAAAGAACGGTCCGGGACCTTGCGGTGATCGCTCTCAACCGAATAGGTACGGAAGGCGAATCCGGACGGAGCGAGGCTGGTGAAAGCTATAGCTTTGAGAACGCGCCCAGGCACATCTACGACCTGCTTGACAGGTTCCGGCTCGCCCGCTGCGGAGGGAAGGTCCATGAGTACAAACCGAAGGATGCGGCGGTCGAGGGTTGAGACGTTCGGCATATGCAGCAGAACCGTGACGAAGACCAATGAAGGCGCATCAGTGGAAACATACGGTGCTCCTGTTCCCGTAAAAGGGGAGAGCTGGCCCGCGTCCGGCAGGATCCAGGCGGCGCAGTACGGCGTGCGGCTGCCATATATTCGAAACCTGAAGATCCGCGGCGAGTATACGGCGGCTAAGGCGGCGGACGGCGGCATGGTCTATACGTTTGACGGTTTTGATGTGCGGGAGCTGGACGGGGTCTGCATCTTCACACAGGATGCGCCGGATTTCCGGATCATCGCTATCCGGCCGCAGAGGCCGCTGTATCTGGAACTGGAGCGCTTATGATCATCGGAACGGAAAACCTGCTGGAACGCCTCGGAGACGTTTCCAGGCTGGATCTGAACAAAGGGATCCGGCGAGCGGCCCTGTTGGTGCAGGAGGCGGCAAAGCTGAATGCAGGAGGCTATCGCCATTCGACCGGAGAACTGCGAGGCAGCATCGGGACCGTGATCGAAGAGGACGGGAGTGTAATACGCGGGATCATTTCCGCGAGCGCTCCACATGCCGTATATGTAGAGTTCGGCACCGGGCCGCGGGGCTTTGCCTCGCACAGCGGCATCTCTCCGGATGTGGCCGTGTCTTATACGATGGAGCCCTGGTGGATCCATGAGGGCGAAGGCGAGAACGAGATCGGCCGGGAAGAGGCGGAGGCGTACGGGTTCTTTTACATCGATACGCCTTCCGGACGGTTTTATCTGTGCAGCGGTCAGCCGGCAAAGCCTTTCCTGTATCCGGCGCTGAAGGACAATGAAGAAGCTGTCCTCAGGGTAATGAGGAACTGCGTTAAGGAGCAGCTATGAAAAACGTGAAGGACCAGGTCTACGCAGCACTGTGCGCCGCGTTTGGCGCCGAATCGGTGTCGGATGTATACCCGAAAGACTGGGCACACCTGCCCGCAGTCGAATATACCGAAGAAGACAACCGTTCCTTTGAAAGAACGGGGGAAGGCGAGGAACGCTCCTATGTGCGATATCGCGTGGATATCTGGGAAGCGGTCAGCACTTCGGCGTCGGCTGTGAAGGCAGATGCCGTGCTCGGCTGTCCGAAAGAGGGCCAGCAGATCGAGGGCATCGTGCCGCTCGGCCTGGTCCGTACAGCATGCGGCGACTCACCGGATCCGTCCGGACTGAAGCACAAGGTCATGCGGTACGAAGGAATCATCAACTTCGACAATGATTTTGTCGAATGGAACCAGTAAGAGAGGAGAAAGAAGACTATGTTGGCAAATGGAGCAACGCTCGGATACAGACTGGCGAGTGCGTCGACCGGCGAATACACGAACCTTCCGGGACTGAAAGAGATCCCGGAAATGGGAGTGGATCCTGAGAAGGTGGAGAATACCGTCCTGACCGATGCTCATAAGAAATATGAGCAGGGGATCGGCGACCTGCCGGATATGGTGTACAAGTTCAAGTATGACAACAGCTCCGCGACGAGCCCCTACCGCGTGATGCGCGGCTATGCGGACGACGGGACGCTGCTCTCCTTCCAGGAGACGCTCAAGGACGGCACGACGACCACGTTCGATGCGCAGGTCAGTGTAAAGCGGACCGGCGGCGGTGTGAACGGTGTGATCGAGTTCGATCTCACGATGTTCGTGCAGTCGGACATCACGGTCACGGATCCGGCGTAAGGAGGTAAATGATGGGCGGCATTGACGAGGAAGTAAGGGAAGAGAAGCAGAAGGCCAATATCGTCAAACTGGAGGACGTCAAAGGGAAACGGCGGCCTTTCCATTACTGGAAGGTCGGAGACCGCGAACTTCAGCTGAAGCTGAAAGCCGGGATGATCGAGAAGGTGGAGAAAAAGTATAACAACACCAACATCCTTACGCTGGTGTTCCAGGACGATAACGTCCCGGCGCTCTCCGTGATGCTGACGATCATCCAGGCAGCGGCCATCCCGTGGACGCACAACCTTGATTACAGCGATGTAGTCAAGCTCTATGACGCATGGACAGAGGAGGGCGGCGATCAGGGCACGCTCTTCAGAACGGTACTGCTTCCGACGCTTGCTGTTTCCGGTTTTTTTACCGAGAAGCAGGCAGAGGAGATCCTCCGGGAGATCGACGCGGCGACCGATCTCTGACCGTAACGGAATCTCTGCTGGCCATCTATGAAGATGCGCTTGACGGCGGCATCCTCCCGGACGAGTTCTGGGAGATGTCGCCGCTTGAGATCTATGATCGGATGGCAAGCCGGCGAAGGCAGGAGGAACGCAGGATGCGTGAGTCGATCACGCAGGCATTTGTTCTTCTGGACGCAGAGATGCGGTATAAGGCAAGACAGAAGGAAACGGATCCGATCCCGCGTGCATGGGACTATTACCCGAAATTGTTTGCGGCGGAGAAGGAAAAATACGACGCGGAACAGGATGGCCGTTCCGCTGCGGAACTCGCGGAAGGACGGCGCACATACGCCGCGGAATTCAATCGGCGAAGAAATATGGGGTAAAGTTATGGCTGAGACGCTGGAAAAACTGAAAGTGATCCTGGAAGCTTCCAACGAACCTTTCAAGAAGGTTTTTCGCGAGACACAGCAGGTAGTGCGCCAGGCGACCGCATCGATCAACAAGGAATCGCAGGCGGCAAAGCTTCCGTTTGAAGGCGGGAAGCAGATCGGAAACCTCCGGCTGGCGATCAGGGCGTTTGTGGCTGATCTGAAGGTGGCCAGAGGAACCCATATTTATACTGATGACGCGAAGATCCTGCGTGCGGATATCGAGAATGCGGACGCTAAAGCTAAAGAGCTGGCGTCTTCAATGCGATCTATGGAACTTACGGGACGGGCAGCGGAGGAAGCGGATGCCTATCGGGAACTGTCTGATGAGTTGGGCAGAACAAAAGACCAGGCGGATCGCGCACGTGTTGCTCTTGCCAATATAGTCCAGCAGGGCGGCGCCGTTAAATCGATCGGATTATGGCAGCATGTGAAACGGATCGCGTCCGGTTTCGCCGAAGCGACAAAGCACGTCGCCCGATTTGTTTCAAACGGGATCCGGAAAGCAGGCGGCACGTTTGCCTCACTGATCCATCGAATGTCTGATGGGATCGGTAAACTCCGGAATTTTGGCAGCGGACTCCGTTCTGCCGGTCAGCGTGCCGGCGGACTTGTGTCAAGCTTTCTGAAAGCGGGGCTTGGCCTCCGAATGCTTGGCGCGGCAATGAGCTGGGCGAAGAACGCCGTCAAAGAAGGCTTTCAGACGATGGTCCAGGCGGACCGGACAGGGGAACTGAACCAGAGTCTTTCCATGCTCATGTCTTCCCTGACGCAACTGAAAAACTCCCTGGGCGCAGCGTTCGCTCCGATAGTGAGTGCTGTAGCTCCTGCACTAAACACGCTGATCCAGCTCGCCATACAGGCTGCAAACGCGGTCGGGCAGCTGATCGCGACATTGACCGGACGGTCGACCTTCGTAGCTGCGAAGAAGGTCAACCAGGATTATGCGGCATCGCTGAATGCGAATGCGGCAGGCGCTTCCGGAGCGGCGAAAGCCAATGAGCAGCTGAAGCGGACCCTCCTCGGGTTCGATGAAATAAACAAACTGGATGACAACAGCGCGTCGTCCGGCGGAGGCGGAGGCTCGGCCGGCGGCATTTCCCCGTCGGAAATGTTCGAGACCGTGGCGATCGATTCACAGATCGGTGCATTTGCGGAACGGATCCGCGAGGCCTGGCGGAATTCCGATTTCACGATGATCGGGTTCACGATCAGCGACAAGCTGCGGGGCGCGCTTGACAGTATAAACTGGGATGCGATCAAGGAAAAAGCGAACAGGATAGGCGCGTCAGTCGCTACATTCCTGAACGGGGTGTTTGAGGCCGAAGGTCTGTTCGACTCGGTCGGGAGCACTGCAGGAGAGGCGCTGAACACAGCGCTCGGATCTCTGAATTCCTTTGCGGTCAATTTCCATTGGAGCTCCCTGGGGGCTTCTATCTCGGATGGCATCAACGGGTTCTTCCGCACGACGGATTTCAAACTGGCCGCGGATACCGTCAGCAACTGGGGGAAAGGTATCCTCCGGTCGATCCGGGTAGGCATCGAGAATACGGACTGGCGACAGATCGGGCAGGATGTCGCGACCTTTATCCGGAACATTGACTGGAGCGGGCTGGCCAGCGAACTTTTCCGCGGCATCGGAGCGGCAGTCGGCGGACTTGCATCCTTCATCTGGGGACTTGTGGAAGATGCCTGGGACAGTGTTGTCGGCTGGTGGCATGATAATGCCTATGAGGACGGCCAATTCTCGATACAGGGTCTTTTTGACGGTATCCTGGAAGCACTGCGCAATGTCGGCAGCTGGATCCAGACAAATATTTTTGACCCGTTTATCACGGGATTTAAGAATGCCTTCAAGATCAGCTCGCCTTCGAAGGTCTTTGAAGAACAGGGTGGTTTTATCATTGATGGGCTGTTGAACGGCCTCAAGAATAATGTCGAGGCTGTCATCGAGTGGTTCCGGAATCTTCCGGGTACTATCATTGAGAAAGTCGGCGATTTTGCAGTCGATGTCAGAGCCAGTCTGACGGACTTCAAGGATAACATCAAAAGATCAAAATTTATCAGCGGCGTCACAGCATGGTTCACCAATACGAAGGACAAGCTGAGCGGACAGCAGAAGCAGAAGGGGCTTAGTGGGTTTACCGCGGGAATCACGGATGCCGAGGATAAGCTGAGCGGTGCGACAAAACGCAACCGGCTGACCGGTTTTACCGCAGGCGTAACGGACTATACCGACGGGATCAGTGAGTACCAGCAGAAAAAACTGGATGGATATACGGCGGATCTCATCGCGTCCCAGGATGATATCAGCAACAAGAAGCTGACCGATTATACGGCAGAACTGACCACAGGCCAGGACAAGATCAATAGTAAAACGATCACAGGATTTACTTCTGTATTCAAGACCAGGTCTTTCGCTTCGGGATATCCATGGACTGTTACGGGATTTACCTCACGCTTTGATTCGTTCAGCACGAACTACACGCGGACGGTCACCGGCATCACGGCACGATATGATTATGTTCGGGACAATCTGACGGCCAACCAGAAAACGATAACGGTCACCGCCAGATTCGCTTCTGCGTCGAACCTGAATTCTGTTGTCAGTCGTGCCGTCGGAGGTGTTTATACCGCTTCCGGATGGAGCCCGATCGAGCGCTATGACCGCGGCGGTTGGCCGAACAGTGCTCAGGTATTCATGGCCCGTGAGAACGGGCTTCCGGAAATGGTGGGAACGATCGGCGGACATACCGCTGTGGCCAACAACGGCCAGATCGTCGCCTCGATCGCTGCCGGCGTCAGGGATGCAGTTGCAGACGTGTTCGCTGCTATGATCGGGCTTGTCAATCAGCCGGAAGAAGACAGCGGGGATATCGTCCTGTATCTGGGAGACGAAGAAGTAGCCCGGGCATCCCGGCGGGGTGAGAAGAAGCTGAACAGGCAGTACAAGATAGTGACCGAGTAAGACCCATAGGAGGAATTGTAATGGCATTGAACGGACATATGCTCCTTGTGAACGGTGCTGCGCTGGCCAAAGAACCTACAGAGATGTCGATCGGCATCCAGCCCTTTTCCGGGCCGGATGCCGGCCGTGACAGTACCGGTTACATGTGGCCGAACATCATCGGAAAGAAGAGGACGATCTCGCTTGGATGGCTGAACACAACGCCGGAAGAAACAGCGGATATTCTGACGAAGTTCGATCCGGAGACGGTCCGGGTCACTTATGTGGATCCGAAGACAAACACGGAAGTGACAAAGGAATTCTATTCCGGTGCCCAGACGGCTCCGATCCACATGTGGACCGTGGCGAAGAAACGATATCAGAAGATATCCTTTAATCTGATCGAAAGGTGAGCGTATGAAATCTCTTTCAGCAGCAAACAGGGCAGCTGTTGCGGCCGGCAGAACCCCGGCCATTAAGGCCGTGCTCTATCCCAAAGGCGGGACCGGGATCAATCTTTCCGGCACGGACTTCTTCGGCACATCAACGTCTTTCTCTTCCGGCACAACGCCGGAGGACAGTTTTGAGGTCGGAGCCTGTGTCATCGGTTCCCTGTCCTTCTATCTGAATAACATGGAGCGCCGGTTCTCGGCCTTCGATTTCTCAGGGGCTTATATTGAACCTGAATTGTATTTCGATTCGGAAACAGACACGATCCCGATGGGAAGATTCTTCTTTGAGAAACACCGTGATATCGGGAATACGATTCGCTGCGACACTTACGACGCCATGAAACTGCTGGATGAGCAGAGGGCATCTGTAACCTACCCGGCTACGGCTGCGGAGATCGTGAGCGCTCTCGCGACTGCTAATGATCTTGAAGTGTACAGTCTTGATTTCGCCAATAGCGGGATCACGGTTCAGAATCCGAATGCTGTCATGACCCAGCGTCAGCTGCTATCCTACGTGATGCAGCTTACCGGGAATTATGCCATTATCCGTGCAGACAAGAAACTGCACGTCGAATGGTACGGAGCTACTCCGCAGGCCATGAACCTTCCGATCTTTGACCAGCAGCTTTCGACCGCAGACATTACGATCACCGGTGTGGAAGTCTATCCTATAGACGCGCCGGATACTGCAGTGGATCAGGGAACCGAAGAGTACGTTATCGCGGTCAAGGATAATCCCCTGATCACAGTGGAGAATGCAGGCGCAGCTGCTTCGAGAATTTATGCCAGGACAAATGGCATCCGATTTCGACCGGGCTACGTGACTTGTCTTGCGGATCCGTCGATCGAGGCAGGAGATCTCATCCTGTTTCCGGATGTCAATGAAAACGATATCCGTTTCCTGGTCACAAACGTACGTTATTCACCGGCAAATCTGCACGAGACGATCCGCTGCGACGCGGAGGAAACAGGATCATCCGATCTCCGGCCGAAGTCTGCGGGCAGGATCCGCTACACCTGGTATGCCTATGCGGACGACGCCGCCGGTAGCGGCATATCCCTCGACAGCACCGGTAAGAGCTACGTCGGCATCGCGCCGAACCGGCTCGCGGAGACGCCGGACCTGACGGATCCGTCCGTGTATACCTGGACGCTGATCAAGGGCGCCAGCGGGGAGAAGGGCGACAAGGGGGATACCGGTGCGGCCGGTGAACGCGGTACGGGGATCTATAAGGTCACAACGGCACCGTCGGTTTATACAACGGTAGTGTCCGGATTCACACCTTCGTATCGCATCTCGCTTTCTACTGTCAAAACGCAGGCGGGCGTGAGCGAGGTACTCGTAGGGGATATCATTGAGTACCAGTACTGGCACTATCCGGTCGGAACGACCACGGCGACCTATGCGTATCTTGGGGCGCGCGTTTCGATCCGCGGTGAGCAGGGTGAGACCGGCGAACAGGGCCCGCAGGGTGTGCAGGGTGAAACCGGTCCGCAGGGGATCCAGGGCGAGCAGGGGCCGCAGGGCGCAAAAGGCGATCCTGGAGTATCTCCGACAGTTGCAAGAGATGGCGATCATGTGGTTATTACAGATGCATCTGGTACATCGGTAAACGTTTATGACGGAGAAGACGGCTCATCTCCTACAGTATCTAAAACTGGTGATACAGTAACAATCACAGATGCCGATGGCCATACCGTAACCGTAAAAGATGGCGAAGATGGTCAGTCTATTAAAGGCGACAATGCATATCTTCACATTGCCTGGGCTACAAATTCAGATGGTACGAAAGGCTTTAGTACAGTTGACTCTGTTGGAAAAACGTATATGGGAACATATACAGATAACATTCAGTCAGATAGTCAGACTCCATCTAAATATAAGTGGTCTAAAATAAAAGGCGAGACTGGTGAACAGGGCCCGCAGGGTATCCAGGGAGTCAAAGGCGACCAGGGACCGAAGGGAGAAACAGGAGCTGCCGGAGAACAGGGATTCTCCATCCGGGGCGCACTGATCCGTGACAGATGGACGGATAATACGTGGAATAAAACATACGGTGAAATAGGGAACACTACAGCCTTTTCGAATTATGACATTTTCTCATCAACGACTGGGACGAACGGAAAGCTGCCGATCAGCACATGGGCGGTAGGTGACCTTTTCAACGTTACTGGTACTGCGACGGACACTGGCATTGCGTATACGGGGACCTGGAAATATACGACTAAGCGGACATCCGACACGCAGACTATCCCGTGTGAATTGATTGCGCTCACTCATGCAGAACGCGGTGAGCAAGGAGTCAAAGGCGACAAGGGAGATCAAGGACCGCAAGGCGCAAAAGGTGACAAGGGAGATCAAGGACCGCAGGGGGAGGCTGGTGGACGCTGGTATTCAGGTACAGGAATAACAGGCACATCAACAACCGCAACCATATTTTCCGGATCCGGCGTATCTTCCGCCGTTGTCGGCGATATGTATCTTAATACCTCTACGTTCGCGACTTACCGCTGTACCGTAGCCGGTGCGGCGTCTGCCGCAAAGTGGGTGTATGTAAACAATATTAAAGGCGCAACGGGAACGGCCGGTGCTACTGGCCCAACCGCGCAGTGGTATTACGGCACGGCTCTTACCCATACAAGCGGAACGGCAACAGCAAGTGTTACCGGCGCAGTTGTCGGGTCAATGTACCTCAATACACAAACATCCCTTGTCTATAAATGTACTGCTATATCCGGGTCTACTATGACATGGACGTATGCGGGTGATTTGACGGCCGGGGTGCTGGAGAATATTGAGGAGGATATAGACAAATTAAAGCCCGAACTTATAGTAGGAACACACGGAACAACTGCAACTGCAACATGGAAAGGTACTTCTACGAAAATAACCGAACTTGTGGCAGGAACGCGTCTTCAGTATAAATTATCGTCCGCGGGTGCATCAAATGTAACTCTTACACTTACGCTTGCTAATGGAACTACGACAAGCGCAATACCGTGTTATTACAGTAATACAACAAGACTTTCCACACAATATGGTATAAACGCTGTAATAGATTTGGTATATGACGGTTCAGCGTGGCGTGTATCAAATCCGTACACGAATAGTACGTATAATTTAGGCCGCAGACAGCATACAACCGCAATTAAAGCGTTAGAAGCGATTACAGCAGGCAAGTTAATATGTGGTACTGGTGATGGATATAAGAATTGTGCGGCAAATGTTGAATTTAGTTTGTCGTATCCGATTCTTTATGCAAGTGCGGCGATAACTGCGGGTGCAACAGCAACAACCACATACGAAGCGTGGAACTCTGTTACATATTCGACTACCCTTGCAATACAATCCGGTGCGGCGAATTTAATTATTTATCTGAAAGGAACTGTATCTGGTAATACGTTTACAATAGCATCGTCAAACGCTCTTACAACCGTAGAGCCGACAACAGAGGATGGATATTATTATATTCCGCTTGGGGTTATGAGTAGCGCAACAGTTGGATATTTCAATACTTCCAATAGATTGTTTGCCTGTCTCAACGGCGTATTTCAGGCAGTAGATACGGCGGCACAAGTAACAGGTCAGCAGGCGTTAGAAGCGGCGGATGCGGCGGCAGACGATGCGGCAAATGCTCAATCAACTGCAAATGATGCCATGTCGATGGCAAATACCGCAAAAAGTACGGCCGATACGGCTATAACACAAATTTCGACTACTGCCAGTGACCTTGCAACCCTACGCACAACCGCGATGCAGTCACTTGCCGATTTACAGGCGGCGTTAGGCGAATTTCAATCGTGGATAAACTTTAGTAGTGAAAACAGTTTGGTCGTGGGTAAAACAACTTCATCGACCGACTACGTTGTGCAAATCGAAGGCGACTGCATATCGTTCTATGAAGCAGGCGATGTCGGCGATACAAGTAAACGTGTTGCGTATTTCCAGAATCATAATCTGTATGTTGACAATATAATAGTTGGCAACCAGTTGGATTTGGGAAATTTCAGGTTCATAAAGCAAAGCAACGGCAACTTATCGTTTATTTATACGGGGTAATGATAAATGGCATTATCGGGAACAGTTAATACAACTTTATTCACCGAAGAATACGGTTCTGTCGGACTGCAATTCGCTTGGTCGGCTACGCAAAACACGGATAATAATACATCTACAATATCGTGGACGATAAAATCTTTAGGCGGCACCATGAGTACGGGCTATTGGTATAAAGCCGGCCCGATAAATATGACTATGACCGCGACAAGCGGTACGTTAGGCGGTACAAAATCTTATTCCAACAGCACACGTATTAAACTTTATGGCAAAGGCGCCACGACCGTTGCAAGCGGAACTGCTACACTTACGCACACAGCGACAGGTGTCGGTGCTTTTAGCGTTACACTTTCTGGTGCTATTTATGAATCGTCTACGAATGTAAGTGGCAACGGCACAGGAACGCTCAATACGATTCCCCGTGCCACTACGCCGACCATTACTAATACAAGCGGCACGGTGATTACTTCGCAAACAATCGGCACAGCGATACGCATCAATGTTTCCGGCAGGGCGTCAACGAGTTTTTCGCATGAGCTGTCTTACTCTTTCGGCAGCGCATCCGGAACGATCGGAACGATTTCGGCGACCGCAGAAAACCAGTATTATAACTGGACGCCCGGGACAGCCCTTGGCGCACAGATTCCAAACGCCACCTCCGGAACGTGTACGATTACGTGTGTAACGAAAAACGGCACGGCTACGATTGGAACGACAACAAAGACAATTACGCTTACCGCGCCGACAAGCTGGGTTCCGACAAATACGACCGCCGTTGCACCTTCCAATACCGTACTCGGCTCGTCAGTTTATCCTGCTACCGTTTCAGGCGTCAGGGTAACGGTTACCTGTGCCGGGTCAAATTCATCTACCGTAGCAAAAGTCGAAGTTACGTTTCAAAATAAGACATATTCGACAACGACTATAAGTTCCGGAAAGGCTACAATTACGACTGATGCGTGTACAGGGTCAGGAAGTGAGACTTTAACTACGGTTGTTACCGACAGTCGTGGGCGTACAAAATCTGCAACGAAAACGATAACAGTTACGGCATATGCTTCTCCGGCATTGTCGTTAAGTATATTCAGGACTTCAACTTCATCGTCAACGGCAATCGATGAAACCGGCGCGTATATGCGTATCGTGCTTACCGGCTCCGTGTCAAATGTTGGAAGTAATGCTGTTAGCGCAAGAACTCTTTCATACACGGTACAAGGCGGCTCTGCTCAAACTCTTACGCCTACGATAAGCGGCAAGACGATTTCTTATACCGGAAACGTAGCGGTAGCAAATGACAAAACGTGTACGGTCACAGCAACCCTTACGGATACGGCTGGCAATACAACAACCGTCACACAAACGCTTCCCGTTGGCTATAAGACGATGGACTTCCTCGCCGGAGGGCGCGGCATCGCGTTCGGGACATCAGCTACCGAAGAAGGTTTCAAATGCGCAATGCCCGCTACGTTTACGGATACGCTTGATGTATCAGAAAATGCGACGGTAGGCGGAACGCTTGGTGTGACAGGAAAAACAACGATGTCCACATCGGAAACAACTGGAAATGCAACCTTCGACGGTGCGATGAATCATGTGAACGGTTCTACTTCAATGAATGTGCCGGATGGTGTTTTTGATTTGTGGCGGGCAGTTTTTCCCACGCACCGTCACGGACGAAGAACGTCCGGGTCCAAAACGCAAACGGTTGACATCACAAAATATAGAAGCACGAACGGAAGTAATGGCGTATGGGCGTTTATGTTTATCGGAGCAAGTTGGGCGGCGGCGGATGCGACTTCAAGTCTTTATATTTGTCATGGTATTCAAGGTGGTGCGCATAACGAGTGCCGTGCTGTATATAAAGATTTTTATGGGCCATCAATATCCATCAGTGGAACAACGCTTACTATTACTTATTACAATACAGATGGCGGAGCCTTTGCCATTATTCCTTTATTTGGAAAAGATATAAATATTGATGAAAACACAGTAACGCCGTACACATAAATGGAGGAGGAATTTAAATGTACATTGTTATGGAAATTCAAAAACAAAATGAAGAACAAGTGTCCACGATCGTTAATTCGTTCACCGATCTTAACGCTGCTGAGAATAAGTATCATACGATCCTTGCTGCTGCAGCGGTGTCCACTGTGCCGCTTCACAGTTCTGTGATGTTTTTAGAGGATGGAACCGAGATCAAACACGAAACATATCAGCATCCGCTCTTTTCTGAGATTCCTGCTTCGAGTAATGGAGAATAAAAATGTTTATTGTAATCGAAATTCAGAAGATGTCTGATACGCAGATCGCTACATTGGTAGATTCGTATGAGGATCTTAATCAGGCAGAGAATAAATACCACACGATTCTTGCGGCAGCGGCAGCACCCTTTTCATCCTCAGTATAACATCCCGGAAACAAAAACCAACACATAAAACACGAACATGACCGCTCCGGCGGTCTTTTTTATTGCGGAGGGAAAGAGACATGGAGACATTTATCGGCATCGTCCTCGGCGGATCGTTCCTGGCATTCCTGGAGTTTTTGATCAGGCGGCACGACGAAAAGCATGACCGGATCGCGGCTGTCATGAAGCTCATCGGCGACCTGGAGCGGAAGGTCGACCGGCTCGACCAGAAGGGAGACGAGCGGGAGGCGGTGAACTGCCGCGTCCGGATCCTGCGCTTCGCGGACGAGATGCTGGATGACCGGCGCCACAGCAAGGACAGCTTCGACCAGGTACTGACAGACATCACGACCTACGACAAGTACTGTGACGCGCATCCGGACTTCCGGAACAACCAGACCGCCGCCACGGTCGATTATATCAAGAGGAACTATGCCGAAAGGCTTGAGAAGCACGATTTCTTATAAGGAGGAAGCGGAAATGAACGACATCATCCTGAAGGTACTGGAGACGGCCGTAACGGCCATCATCGCGGTCGCGGCAAGATACCTCATACCTCTGCTCGCCGCGAAGCTGAAGGACAGCAGGCACCGTCACGCGGCCATGATCGCCATGATGGCGGTCCGGGCGGCGGAGCAGCTGATCCGGGAAGCGGGAGCGGGAGAGAAGAAGTACGACATGGCGGTCAGCGTCATGAAGAGCTGGGGGCTGAAGCTTTCGGACGACCAGCTGCAGGACCTGATCGAGGCAGCCGTGCAGACGATGAATGCCGAACTGGATCATTTACCGATGTTCACACTCCAGTTCGACAAAGAAATGGCCGGGGATCCTGCAGACGATCCTGACGATTGCAAAAATGAGGAGCAGGTCACAGAGGACGCGCCGCAGGAGACTTCGGACGGGGCCGGAGGGGAATAATCATGACGGCAAAGGATATCATCATCTGCGGCCACGGGTGGGGCACGCCCAGGACGACGGACCTTTACACGTACGCCGCCTCCCGGTACGCCCAGAAGGCACCGAACGGCGTCCGGAAGGGGATCGTCTGCGTGAAGCGCCTCAAAAGCCTGACCGACGAGGGCAGGAAGAAGTTCCGCGACACCTACCGGACGATCCTCGGCAGGAACCTCTACGACCAGGACCTCCGGAGCTATGTGTATACGGCTTACCGGAACGGTAAGTATTACAGCGACTGCAGCTCTTCCGTCTGCGCGACCTTCGCGAAGATCGGATACGGCGTATCGCTCCTCAACACCGCCGGGATCTACCGGAGCAGCCTCTTCGAGACGGTGCCGGTGACCGTATCCGGCGGGCAGATCACGGACCCGGAGAAGCTGAAGGTCGGGGACTGCATCCTCTTTGCGGGAGATGATCCGTCAAGGCCGCTGCAGATCGGGCACGTGGAGGCGGTCTATGAGATGCCGGCACAGGAGACCGAAGAGCAGAACGGGACGGCAGGAAAGTGTGCTGATACGGTCGCGGCCTTCCAGGCGTTCCTGAATACGTATTATTCGACCGTGGTACGGAAGGCGGTCGGATCCGCGCTTTCGGCGGACGGCGTATACGGCCCGGCGACGCGGGCGGGGGCCCTGGCTGTATGGAAGTACATGGCCAACAAGTACTACGGGGCGGACCTTACGATCGGTAACCACAATTTCTATTCCGCCTGCAGAGCGGCCGCGAAGAAGATGACGGAGGCGGAGACGGCGAAGCACGCGACGCTGGTGGTGATCCTGCAGGGGATCCTCGCGGGACGCGGGATGTATTCCGGAAAGCTCGACCCCGGTACGATAAACCGGGATACGAAGACCGCGGTCCGGCTCCTTACCGGGAGCGGCACGGTCGATGCGGCCATGTGGTCGAAGCTGTTCAATTAATACTCGAACAGAGCACCGGCCATAGAACCAGAAAGAGAGGGCGGAGAAATCCGTCCTCCTTTTTTTGTTGAGGTAAAGCGGGATTCGTGCCGATTATCAATTCCGAAAAAAAGGAAATGCTATAAATATGCTATATCAGCCTCTGAAATACGAGAGAAAAGGAGGCGAAGAACCGCATAAATACAGCATTTCGAAGAAAAAATACAGAGTGCCGCAGGTGGGACTGGCGACGCTGTGGCGTCAACCGTCAGACCGCGACAAATCAGCACTCCCCTACGACACATCCAGACAGATAATATTAAAATATGCTATATAGATGCTATATAGCTTTCAGAAGGGAAAGACTGCGAATGGAGTCGTTGTCCTTTTCCTTGAGCCGTTGAGTGACGTGCATATAGACGTCCCTCGTGATCGCACTATCCGAGTGTCCGAGGCGGCGGGAGATGACATCAAGCGGGATGCCATTCTCTGCCAGGAGCGCAACGTGCGTATGCCGAAGTGCGTGAGGGGTGAGGCGCCGCCCGAGAATCGTTTCGGTATTCTCCCTAAAAAATTTACAATAAGACGAATACTGGAGGAAGGAACCGTCTGCGGAAGGAAAGAAGAGGTCCGTCTGCACACCGTATTTCTTCCGGAGCATCCGTCTGCGTGAGAATATCTCCCTGCAGACAGGAAGGAGCTCGTCCTGGACGAAGACATCCCGGACGGAGGCATCGGTCTTCGTAGAGGATACGCGGAGGGTGATCTGGGAGAAACTCTTCGTGATTGAGATATTCCTGCCGGAAAGGTCGACATCCGAGGCGAGGAGAGCGATCGCCTCGCCGATCCGCATCCCGGTCAGGACGAGGAACCGCGTGAGCAGGATCCAGTCCGAGGAGGACATTCCAGAGAGCAGCCGCTGCAGCTCGTCGGCTTCAAGGTATTTCAGGGAGTCCTTCTCCCGGACAGTAGGTTCCTTAGCACGGGGGAGACGGTCAAGGTAAGAAATATCGTGCACGAGCTCCTCGCGATATGCCCAACGCATGCAGGCCTTGAAATGCTTCAGCCGTTCGTTGTAGGTCGTCGGGGAATCTGCCGCCAGAGCGCGGCGGACGTAAGGCGCATTGAGCGACGTGATCAGTGCGTCATCACCGATTCCGCGACGGATGGCCCTGAATTTCATCTCGTTACCGGCAGCGGTCTGCGGTTTGAAGGATTCCTTTTGGAAAGCAAGATAGCGGGTGACAAGCTCGCCGAATGTGAGCTGCGCGTCTGCAACGACCGGCAGAAGCGCTTTCCGGATCTTTTCCTCCAGGACGCGTTCCGCGGCCTTCTGGTCTGTCCGGCGGTTCCCGTCGATCGTGATGGATGTGACTTTATGTTTTCCCGTGATCGGGTCTTTGTATCTTTCGAAATACTGGTATTTCCCTGTAGGTGTTTTCTGAAACCACATTGTTACATCTCCTTCGCTCGTTCGTTGTGCCATGCATGCCGCTGAGTACGGGCAGCATGGTGTTGTCTATGACATTGCATAAAAAGATTGCGAACGATTCCGAAGAGATGTTATACTCAATTTGCAGATGAGGTGCATTCTTCGGAATGCCCGCCGCTCCGGTGTTGGCGCACCGGGGCGGTTTCTTTTTTATCTAAGATTCGATGTTACTTCAAATACTGTACTACCGTTCCGTCCCAGGTCACCAGAGCGGTCAGGCAGACCGGACGGCCATATTCATCATCTATGATCCGCTCTTCGACAAGAAGGTTATGGCGCTTTGCAATGGCTTCGTACTTTTTGCGGCGCCGTTCGATTCCATTTAGCTTTCGCTGGATCTTTTTCCGCTCCTTTCGAATATGTTCAATGATCTGGCTGCAGAGCATCTCACGATGCTCCCGCTGGCGTCTTTCTTCGTCTGTTTCGGCGGGGACAGAAGCAGACGGATCCTGCTGAAGATCTGCAAGGCCATGCGCTACTGCCTCGATCCGCTGCACCTGTTCCTTATCGAAGTCCCTGTTGCGTATATGATCACGGGCGTGCTCGTAGGCTGTAAGAAGCGCTTCGTCCGAGCAGCGACTGTTCAGGAGGATCGTGTAGGTGTCATCAGTTCCGTTATAAACGACCTGCTCGTCGATGCCGGTGTCCATGTCTGTAAAAACGATGGTGATCGTCACGCCCAGTGATTCATCATAATAAGAATTAACAGCCTGTATTGTCGTCATCGGGGTGTTCCTGCCTGTAAAGCGTCTTAATAAAATCCATATGTGTTTTGAAGCGCTCCGGATCCATGTTCCGTTTCATATGGAAGAGGGAACGCATATCCGGATCCTCAAACATCTCCTGTGCAAGCGCGGCGGTCTCCGGATCCATATAATAGCCAGGTTCTTTTTCTCCTAAGAGCGTGGCGAGATCAACACCGAGCCATCCCGCTATTGTTTGTAGTTTATCTGTCCGAGGCATTTTTTTGCCATTATACCAATCGGCAGCCGTGGCAGAGGAAACACACATAAAGCGGCATAAATCAGATTGTGTTTTTCCCTGAGAAATCATGTATTTCCTAAGATTTTCTGCGAAAATCCGTCTTAATTTTTCGTCCATAATTCATCCCTCCGTCTGTAAAGAGAGTAGCATAAAGCGAAAAGAATTACAACAAAATGCTTAAAAGATTTCGCTTTTGGCTTGACATGCTCGCTAAAAGCGAGTAATATTTGTAATGCAACAGATTGCAAGAAGTTGCAAATCAGATTGTAGAGGAGGTGAGGTAATGAAGATCTCGATGAAAGCACTCCGGGTAAATAGCGGATTCTCACAGCTTGATGCCGCAAAAAAGCTCGGAATATCGACTGAAACACTTAGAAACTGGGAATCTGGCAGAACATCCCCTAAAGCGGAGCAGCTTTTTCAGCTGTGCAATCTCTATGGGTGTTCTATGTCAGATATTTTTTTGCCTCAAAAACTCGCTTAAAGCGAGAAATATCTGCTAACCTACGGTCAGCAGATATTTGCATAGATGTATTGACATCTATGCAAAAGATCCTCGAAGGAAAGGAGAAATTATGCCGAACGAAGAC